CCTGAAAATTTGTCCCATTCTGTTATGTCCTTTTGCCTTGTAATCTTCCAGCACCGATACCACATCTTTTACGGTTATGGCATCTAATGGTCTGGTACCAAAACGTTCATCAAATACCCTGAGAGGGGATGCTTTCTGTTTCAGTGTGTTGAGTTTGATCTCTCCGTTTTCATATCTTTCCTGTTGAATTTTTCGGTAACTATTCAGAAAAACAGAAACGGTTGATGAACCACCGGTATCACGAATAATTTTCTCCTGCAGAGTGAGCATTTGTTCCATTTGTTGCCTGGCAAGACGGCTGTTCGCTTCTGCTGCAATAGCTTCTGCCTGTTTCTGGTCAATACTGCCGAGCCCGTGATTTTTTCCTGTTATGGGATGCCTGTAACGCCAGTAAACTTTGTTATTTCTTTTGTCAAAATACGGAGATAATCCCGGAACTTCAGTTTTATATTTTCGTGGGCGCGCCATCTTCCAGTATCCTCTTCAAAGCAGGGTGATCTGTGGCGATCACTTCCGGCTTGTTTACCATTCCGACAAAGCGAGCTCGAGGATCCACTCGCCAGTGTCTTCCAACTTTTTTGGGGAGAGGAAATATCATTCCGGCTTTAGCGTATTTACTTAACGTGCCCGGAGTAGGGACCGGTTCACTGAATTCCTCTTTTGCCCACTCAGTGAGCAGAATAAGTCTTGCCATGAACGTTGTTCGCTAATCATGGTCGCCGCCACTATAGCTTGCGGGCGACGACCGGGGTTGAACATTAAAAATCAGCCTGACTCGGGATCAGTTTTTGCCAGATGGCTGAAACGTATTTTGCCTGGTAACGCGCATCGTGCAGCGCGTTATGGCGTTCACCTTCGAATGGAATAGTCGTTCTTGCGTCGAAATCCATCACCAGTCCCAGAGCAACCATCGTTCTTACATCGCGATCATTGGTGTAACGCCACGGGCAGGGGATCCCCTGCCGTTCATATGAACGGCGTAAAATCACGTTGTCGAAAGTTGCACCGTTACCCCAGACCTGAACAAAAAATTCACCGGAGTTTTCGTCGATAAATTCCCGGAATTGCAGCAGTGCATCATCCAACGGGATTTCATCGGTCAGAATGGCGGATTGTGCTTCGCGTGACTGTTTCAGCCACCACTTAATGGTGCCCCGATCGATGACCCCGCCTGCGGTTTCCAGATCGATAGTTTTGCTGAATTCTGGCCCCATCTCTCCGGTTGCCGGATCAAAAAACTTACCGGCTATAGCGTTTATTGGCGCATCAGGATTTTTTCCCATTGTTTCAAGGTCAATCATCAGATGGTGCCACAACCTGCTGGTGGATGTGATTTCATGATGACCGTTCACTTTAATTAAGGGATTTGCTGTCTCGCCAGTTTTATTATCGCTGGCGTGATACTGATCGCTGACAGTGTTCTCCTTGTGCAGATGTTCAGTGCCTTCCATTTCCTCCGGATCATTTTCCTGAGCTTCAGCCTGATTCTCTTCATCGAATGTTTCCTGGTTGGTTGCGTTCCCCATCACCGCACCACAGTCAGGACAGTTGCCGCCACCGGTCTGACCGCATGCGGTGCAAACTTTTTCCGGTTCTTGTTGCACTTCTGGTTCAGGCAGTTTCGTTTCTGGCTCGTTTTGTAACGCATTTGGACTGTTTTGTTCCGCTTTCTGGTCGTTTTGTTCCGATTCGGGCTGGTTCTGGTTCACAGAATCGCGGGTTTCAATCCCCTTAACCCATTTCGGATCATTCGGGTCGCTAATCCCTTCAACAAATTCACCACGTGATGCAGCAAGCAATTTATCGGTGTCAGGCTGGCTGATATTGGCTGCCTGCATAATTTTGTTTACTTCGTCAGCGGTAACTTTTACCGGCTCTGGTTGTTCTGAATCTTCTGCGGTATCTGTATTTTGCTGTAAGCCCGTATATGTGCCATTTTTTCGGGCAAAATATTCTTCTTTTGAGATTTCGGTACCACCGGCAGCCAGCGCCTTGTCCAGGCCAGAAAGTTTGTTTGCCCTGCCGTATTTTTCCCCGTCCTTATCGGTAAAGACGAAATAAAACGGTCCTTCACGCTCTACAGATGGTTCAGCTTCCACCAGGATTTCATTTTTTTGAGAATTGGATTCCGCCGTCTCCACTGGATCAGTTTGTGCTGCTGACGACAGGATAGCATCAGCAGAGCTCTGGTCTGTTTCTTCATGTTCAAACACGCCCTTTGTCGTCAGGTATTCGCTGATGTATTTGTTCAGTGCAACGGGATCTTTGTGAATGTCGATCGGGCGCTCACGAACAAGGCCAAAAATAGTCTGACGGTCATAGCGAAGCGCATCAGGCTGTTTGCGCATTGATGCAGAGATACGCTTCCAGTCTTCGCGATCCTTGTCGATAACCTCATTTTTAGCCCAGCGATGGATGGTACCGTCAATGTTTCCGGCATCAATATCACCAGGCCAGAGAGCGTAAGCCAGCTCTTCATCCAGGGGTTTCCATGTCTGCTTGTATTCGCGACGAATGGCAGTAGTGACAGGGTTGATTTTTGCTGCTGAGTTTTCAGTGTGCTGTTGGTTGACTCTGGCGCGGGCCAGCTCAACAACAGAAGTATGTTTCCCGGTTTCTTTTCGTTCTGCTTCGCGACGTTTTTTCCAGGTGCGCATCTCTGCCTGAATTTCTGGCCATTTGGCACCAGGCTTACATTTATGCTTAACCCACCCGATGGCATACAGCTTAAGCTCCGGATACATGGCGTTAACTTCTGGCATTTTCATCAAAGCTTCCACGATATGTCCGTCGAAGGTTGCCATGTCTTCCTGCAACAATTCCTGTGCGCTAATCACCATATCAACGGTGATGTTTTCACATGTATCGAACTTAACCATGACAGCGTTCTGTACTTCAGGGGCCAGCTTGTCAAAAGTGACGTTCATCGGATCTGATTCAGGTTCGACCGGGACAAAGGAAGCAGACGCCTCATCCCAGCGGTTTTCCAGCATATATTCAGCATCCCAGGAGTCGAGGGCTGGGCGGGGTGTACCGGGTTTATCCTCACAGACAAGAAATTTATAAGCGCAGTCCTGAGCAGCCGGATAATGTTCAAGGAATTGCCAGTGAAATTTTGCGCGGGCGCGACGTTCATCACCGGCTTCAATGGCAGTGGCCACAGCAACAGCGCCCTCGTTTTTTATTGCCTGTTCGTCAGGAATGGCGGCGCAAATAAATATTTTACTCATTGTGTTTAAACCTCATTACAGATTTCAGGGTGAACGAATCCCTGCCATTGCTGGCATTTTTAATCCGTTGGTATGGCGTTAATATGGCTGGCGGGTTATCCAGCCGGTATTTCGTTATTCAGGTACAGCGATACTTTGTTTAACGGGAGACATTCACCGGAAATTTTTTGCTCGTCTCTTGCCTGATGGCAGGATTCTTTACTGGCATAAATTCCGGTAATCACTTTCTGTGGCTCACCTGTTATCAGAAAAACCGTCATCATCAGTGTAAACGCTGAACTCACTGCTGCCCTCCGAAAATGCCAAGTTCAAGAAGGGCAATTCTGGAGAGTATGGAATTATCATTGAGAAGATAAGGCTCATATTTTCTCATCCTGATGGCGTCCTCAGTAAACTCCCGGTTACTGAGCAGAATACCAATATTAAAACACCCTTCAGACGTATTAACGTTTGGTAGTGACGTTTCCATTATCGCGTCCTCAACAATGAATTTTGTGATGTGGTGCCTGGTGCCTCCAGGTGACGTTAACCAGTTAACAATTAACGCCGGATTGTTAGTTGATGTCTGTTACGCCAGTAAAAGACCGCTTGTTTTAACTGTTCTGCGTGCGCTTAGCCGCATTCACCGCATCACAAAATACACTTTAAAAATGGCGGATATCCATTTCCGCCGAATCACCAGAAAAGTGATAACAGAGGTTGTTGTGGCGGTGTTGTCACTCAGGCGTATGGTCAACCTGACAACCCGGTGCATTTTCTGGAGCAATGGAGGAAGCCCCAGCCATACTTACCGCCGCGCCATTTCGCGGATTGCCACAACCGGAAGCGCACGATCGAATTAAATTTAACGACGACCTGTACAGAGAGACTAACTTCGCCGTGCGCTTTCGTGTTATGCCCTGACTTTTCAGGGATATGTTCTTTCAGTAAACTGTCAGTGCCGGATTCTTATCCGTGTCCGGCGCACGACCACACGTGACAGCGTGTTGGTCTCCATTTTTAACCCAGAACCTCTATGGAGGATAAAATGCACTCTAAATCAAATCGATATTATGTTCATGTGCAGTTATTTGAAGCAACAATGGAACAGGAGAAAAAGTTCGAGACTCTGATGCCAAATTTTAAATACTCCAGGATGATTAATGAAGGTGACGTTGAATATAAATTGTTGCCAGGGGCATACGTTATTCAGTCAACGCTCAATTCGAATCAAATACTTGAACAAACCTTTTCTGTTGCTAATTCAGTTGGTGTTAATGCTCACATTTTTGTTTGCCCTTATGATGAAAGTGCAACCCTTTTGCCTTGTGCTGATTTTGGCACTTACTAACTAAATTTAATTTATGTTCAAGTTCGGCTATTTGCATACGTAGTGCTTTAACCATTGTTTCATGATAAATCTCACTCACTCCACCTGGGTGTGGGGTGAATTTAGGTGAATAATCTTTGTTTTCAGAACTCAGCTTCTCTTCGTACAGCTTGATAAAGGCATTACGCACATTATGGGATATATTGTCGATGGTTTCTTTTTCTACGGTACTCAGGTCAAGAGTCGCCAGTTGAGAACGAACTATATTCGCTGCCATATCCTGGAATGGTACTGGTAAATCTTTAAATTCCATCGTCAACCTCATCAGTCAGTGTTTCTGGCTAACCAGCGATGCGCGCCAGCTTCAGTTTTAAACGTTTTGCTTCTGGTATACGTCATCGCGGTAAACGTGCCGTCCTGGTTAGGGAACACACCGCATACCAGAGATTCGTTGTTGCCAAGATTGAGTGTATCCATGTTGACCTCATTTGCCCTTAACGCCGGGGGGGCGGAACTAAGACCTGTCGCACCGTTGTGCTTTGATGGGATATATTGTTCTCTTCAAATGAACATATGTCAACATTGTGAATGCGCAAGAGGCAAAAAAAACCGCCTTCCGGCGGTATTGTTTTGTAAAATAAAGAATTATTTTTGTCGCGTTATTGGGTCAACGTATTCTGAGTAAAATTCGGTCAGTTTTTGAAGTCGCATTTGAAAAGCTGCCAGCATATTTCTACGTTCTACGGGTGGCAGGTTTCTGTAAACATCAAGCAGGGCCTTCTCGTCATCATCAAGCGCTTCTCTATTTGTCTCTTCTTTCCCTGTCAGTAGCCAAGAAAGGGAAACGTTTGTGGCTTCTGCAATTTTGGCTGCGGAATCTTTACTGATTGTTCCTCTTTTTTTCCATGCGTTGACTGATGAACGACCTACACCAGCGATACGCGCTAAATCTGAACCACTTAAATGATGCTGTTGAGAGATCGCATCTAACCTTTCTGCTAGCGGGGTGTCGTATTGCTTTTTTCTCATGTCCATTTAGCAATTATAACCGTTCAGTGAACACTAACAATTCCTCGAGGTGTTGACTTATGTTCGTTTTAAGTGAACAATTGTTGTGGTTAGTTGAACTGGAGGTTGTATGACAGCATTGGACAAAGCAATAAAGATTGCTGGTGGTATTCGTCCGCTAGGGCGTGCAATAGGGGCTTGGCCATCTCAAATACACAAATGGGCAAATGAATACAATGGTCGAGTTCCGACGGGGGAACGGGTTCGTCAAATTTATATTGCAACTGGGGTTACTCCTCATGAATTGCGACCAGATTTATACCCGAATCCAACTGACGGGTTGCCTGCTGGAGATAAGGCTAACACACCAAATACACCGGAGTTGATTCATGAAAATCAAGCATGAACACATCCGTATGGCGATGAATGCCTGGGCGCATCCGGACGGTGAAAAAGTTCCGGCAGCTGAAATAACCCGGGCTTATTTTGAGCTGGGTATGACGTTCCCGGAGCTATATGACGACAGCCATCCGGAAGCGCTGGCTCGTAATACCCAGAAAATTTTCCGTTGGCTGGATAAAGACACCCCTGATGCGGTTAAAAAAATTCAGGCGTTGTTACCAGC